ACCCCTTCTGCTTGGAAGGCAGAGGCACTACCAATATGCAACATCCGCATTGCGCCGTCGGCAGGAGTCGAACCTGCGACCAAGACCTTAGAAGAGTCCTGCTCTATCCTCTGAGCTACGAAGGCATTCTATTAATCATTTGGAATATCTTCCTCATGCATATTAATTTCTACCAAACCTAATTCTTTTGCCATCTCATGCCCCTCTTCTGACATTTCAATAGTTGCTTCTAGGTTATCATTGTATGAAACATTAATCAATCCCGCCTCATATAGTTGGACTAAAGATCTATCAACATGTTCTTGGTGCGCTTTCCATAACTCTGGAGCAATATCTTTTGCTTTTTCGGTAATTTGAAATATAATCTCACCATGTTCATCCATACCAGCAAGCTCTACTGCACCCATTTCTAGATACATTGATAGTTTCTCGTCATCATCCATATTATCTCCTTGTGCAACAAGTAGGACTTGAACCTACGATTACCGAATTATGAGTTCGGGGCTTTAACCAACTAAGCTATTGTTGCTTAGAAGTATATTATAACGTGCCGTCTTCGTTTTTGTCAATAGATTCTTCTACTATTTGCTGTACATATTCTGAAAAATGTTTTCTAATGTTACCCATTGGCCTGTGTCCAGCCGCTGTCCATATTCTCTTATATTCAATTACATTAGAGAATGTGGTAGGGCAAAGAACCGTTCCGTTATATTCTTTTAATACAGTTGGTAGCGGAACGTGCTTGCCGCAACACTTGCATTCTTTAGCTTTTTCTTGATAAGTGCTCATATTATTGTCATCCTGTCCATTGCATCTCGTAAATTTTCTGGCATACGTGGCGCCCTAATTAAATTATATGAAACGGTTTCTCCATCGTCTTTTGTTCCGAAATCGTTATCATAACTCATAGACTCATATGTATGTATATTTATTTCTTCGCTTGTGTCAAATTTACTTCTACTAATAGAATTATAAATAGCTCCACAAACTGCGTCCGCCAAGTCTTTTGATCCTTTTCTAGGGTGATCAACCCTATCTCTCATTATCTTAAGCTGAAGCAATTCATCTATAAGCAATTGAATATGTGGTCCAGATAGTCTTTCTTCTGCCACGATCATTGCCATATCATCATAATGCTTTTTAGCGACAGATAGAATCTCTGTATTGATGCCGTATTGTTTTAGTTGTTGCATCATATCATGAGAGTTCCATCTGTCAAAGGTACAAACTTTTATCTTAAATCCACGAGTTCTTAGAGATAGAATATAATCTTTTACTTCTGTAAAGTCTACAGACTTGTCTGCAGTAGGTGTCCAGAATCTTACTGCGTCAATCTCAACCATAGGCGCTGGCTGAGAATAGCTATCAGTAACTTTAATATTAACCCATTTGTTTACATGCCCCATTGCAACTGCACAATGGTCATGCTTTTGAGCCAAGTCTACGTGTATAAAATATTCTTTATCTGGATCTGGAATAAACCACTCTTCAAGTCTACCAAAGTTATCTACTGCAAGGTGCCCTTTATTAAAAGCTTTCTCAACTTTTTCTCTTGATTTAAAGAATGCATCAACAGCATCAGGTGGCATACATGCAAATCTAGACAGCGCATCCAACGGGTTAGTAAAAAAGGCTACCTTAAAATCATCAATCATTCTTACTGGGTTAACTTCCCAAGTAGGTCTTTTTAAAGCATATACCTTTGGAATCTTGTAAGAAATAATATGGTCTTCTTCCCACTCTACACTAAACTCATTACCCTCTGTTCCGTCTGGAAGATCTTCATCCATCTTAAACTTATGATCACGAATAATAGTTTCTTTTTCCGCCACGACAGCATTATATCTTTGCTGAATATAATCATTCTTGTATCTAGGAAATGAGAGCAAGATTACTTTACCAAAATCTGGGAAACGAGAGTCTACTGATGCACGATACATGTCGTATATAGCTGCGCCTGTTTTTGCTTGCTCGTGTCCCGTTGTATTGTCAATTGCAAATCCAGAAATTTCATCTAGAATAACAACTATTACGTTATACCCTTCCCAAGCTTCTCTTTCTGAGTGGCCTGAGTGAACTGTAATTGCTTTATCAAATTTAACTTCTGAAGCCTTGTCATTATACTTGCCAGCAAACCAAGGTGACTTATCAATTCGTGTCTTAAATCCTTTGAAGAAAACGTTGCTTGCCTGTTGAGAGTTAATAGCAATGTTAATAATATCAATGCTGTCCCCTGGAGGTTTTCCATAGTATGTTGCTGGATCTTTAAGGCATAACAAAAGATATACTATGTATGCTACTGCAATTGTTGAGCAATAATCTTTTCCAGAACCTTTGCCAAGCTGAGCAACAACCTCATTGGCAGTCTGCTTAAATCTTATCTTTCCTTCTTGTTCTCCAAAAAGCTTGATGAGTGTTGCTTCTTTATAGATTTGCGAACTTTTTTCAATAAGCGTGTACTGGTAGTCGGAAAGTTCTGGAAGCCCAAGGTATTCTGGACTTCTAACAAACGTTCTAAGATCGACTGGTTTTTCATCGAACTCCTCTCCATCGAGCATGTCGATAAGATCAGCAAAATCAAACGACATCGGCTTCCTCTACTGAAACTGATTCAATTACTCCAGTTATTTGTGACAACCTTTTTGCAACTTCCATCTTACACTTAGGACACGTTGATGTAGTTTCTTTTAATATCTTTACAAGGATGTCTTGCTTACGCTCTGTCTCTGCAATCTGAGCGGCAATTTCATTATTTTCTAATACCCCAATTGATTGAAGCATTGCAATTCTTTTTGTTTCTATATCTGCAATTAGCTTTAGGGCTCCCGATTTAATTGCTAATTGTCCTGAAGTGTCAGCATCTTCTACTGTTCTCCACGCTTCTTTGATAAGCATAGCGTAGTGCTGATCAGCCCCTGAGATGGCTTCTCTGGCACGATCTCTGATGTTGCTGTCATTATGTACGACATCTTTCCAGTCGTCAATTAACTCAAGAACTTCTTTGCGCTGTATGCCCGTAATAGTGGCGATTTGGGTGGGTGTGCTTCCTTTGAGGAGTTCTTCAACAACCCTATTCATTCTGTCAAAATGCTCTGACAATTCTATTTCGCTCATTAATACAGTATACTTCTAGTCGACTAAAATGTCAATTGGAATTAGCTTTTGCAATCTTAAGAAGAATTAAATATCCTATCATGTCATCAATATCATTATCTCCAGCAAAGCCTGACCCATTCTTAATTCTATTTATCTTATCATCAATACGAATTTTAATCTGCTCTTGATTATCTGCCTGAGAAAATATACGAATTGGGCTAAGTGCTGAGTCTCCGTAAGATATATTTTTATGAATTAGCATCTCTGCAATTTCAAGACACTGTCTAATAATCTTTGGGCCTGAAGGAGCATCTGTTGCAATTAGTTGTAAGTCTGTAACCCATGCTTGATAACCATTGTCTTTGTTTGGATAGCCCGCCATTATTCCGCCTTTTTGTTTAGTGTTGCAATAAAGTGATCATCAATAGGGTTATTGGGATCTCTTGAGTATTCGATTGTATTAATTATAAAATATTTTTCCACAATTGGCAATACCTGAGAAGCTGAATGATCAATCCATGTTCGGCTATGCAAAACTAATCTGTCCGCTATTTGAGACAAATCAGCTAGGTATGAACTTAATTCTGAATCCTCTATATGCTGAAAGACAAGACTTGCCAAAACCATATCAAATTTAAAAGACTTTACATGCTCCCAGTCTGTTGTATACGTTATGTTACTTAGTTTATTATCTTCTGGAACTAAGCCTATCATGCTTGGTAGATCAAAAGAAATAACTTTATCATATGTATCTGATAGGGCTACAGAGTTTCTTCCTACTCCGCATCCAAAATCTAGAGCCATTAATCCATGTCCAAACAAGGATCGTATCTCATCATATACAGGCATATCTCTTAAGGGACCATTATAGCCAGTAAGAATAAGATCTCCTGCTGTTTCTTGATTAGCGTTTAGCCATATGTCTTTACTCATCGTTTTTTAATTAATCCAAACTGGTCTAGGTACCTCTGTATAGTCATAGCAGAGACATTGCACTCTTTAGCTATTTCAGTTATGTTCTTTTTTTGCAAGACATACCTACGATATAGCCACTCTTTACTTTGATAATATTTCATCGTTCCGTCAATATGCTATTAGAGTAATGAGCAATTCCGAATGAATCAGCCACATCAAAATCTGTTAATGATAGACCATACTTACTATTAAAATAGTCTACAGTTCTTTGCTTACGCATATTGCGTAATTGGTTTTGATACCATGAGTCTGCGTACCCTGGATTTTTTACCCTAATAGCCGCCTTCTCATCCTTTGTAGGGTTCTTGTTGCCTATGTAGGACTGCCAAGAGGAGGGGCCTATTGTAATAACCTTTGCACCAGTAGACATCAACTCTGCAATAACAACTCCATAAACATATGATAGTTTAATTACAGCATCTGCTGACTTAACAAATACAGCCCCTTCAACAACAATATAATCTGATTTAAGTTCTTCTAGCATTGAAGCCATCTTTACTTTAGCGTCATATATCTTTTCGTATATGTCATTACCTGTTAGATTAATCTTGCCCCACTTTAAAGGAACATCATTTTCCATCAGGCAAAAAGCAATAGAGTTTGTAGAGGCGTCTATGCCCAAAACTCTGTTTGCTTGAGTCTTCTTAAGGCTAGCTAACGTCATCGATCATCCTAAACAGCTTACTTTTATTTTCAAGGTTAATATTCTTTTCGCATGTAGCGCAATAATCACCCTTATTGTATCTACTTAATTGGTGTCCGCATTTAGAGCATGGCCTCTCTGCACCATTTCTAATAGCTTTACGCTCATAGTACTTCTCCATAATTCTGCGATTAGTAGCAATACGGCAGCACTCATCTGTGCAATACTTTTGATTATGTGTTTTAGGAGTAAAGTCCTTTTTGCATTCTGAGTTTGAGCATATCATATAGAAGGCACCTCAAACTTTTCAATCTGAACAGTACCTACTGGTGTTTCCTTTGAGTAGCATTCTTTTTTAATTGGGCAGTAGGTACATGGCATCTTTGTTTTTGTAGCCCCTGCAGGCTTCATAGGCAAATCACCATCCTTAAAGTTATCCCATACTTCACACATCCATAAGAACGTGTCTTCAATTATCTTAGTATTTCTCTCATTCATAGAAATAGGAATAACCAAGATCTCTTGTGTATTTTTGTTTTCGTACAGAAAGAATCCTTCTTTAGCATTCTTCAGCTTCATGTATGTTAACAATTGAAGCATGTGATTAGCTGTAGGCTTCATCTCAGACTGTCTTGTATCCCACACTTCTTGCTTTGCCGTCTTAATTTCTCCGATGACAGTTTCACCATCATACTCCATGATAAGATCTATAAAACCTCTGATTGGTGGGTACTCATTAATGATCTCTTCTTCTTCGGCTCTCCATTGAGGCATAGTTTTAATTAAATTCTGAAGTCTTTCGTGAGCCTGTGTTCCCTGTGCCATGTTTGCAACTGCAACTGCATCATTATTATCTATGAACATTGCTCCAGAAAAAGCCATATACCAATACCTTGGGCAAGTTCCGTGACCGTACCCAAGTGAGCTTGGGCTAAAAGACTTCTTGGTCATGTCGCCATCTGCACGTTTTGTATTTCGATATGACTCATCAAGTAACTGAGCAAACAATTCTGGATCAAAGAATTTGCCAGTATGCTTTTTGAACTTTAGATTCTTTACTATGTCTCTACCCATTTAGGAGTTATACCTCACAACATATTTAAGCGCATCAACTAATTTGTCTATGGACTCTTTTACAGAATAATATATATTCTTTTTATTATTATTTGCCGTTCCAGCCTTGTCCTTAGCAATTGTAGAATATACTGAAGCAAGGACTGCAAACTTTGTTGACATAGCCTGAAGTTCCATAATTAAATGCGGAGCTTTTGCTGATGGCACATCAGGGTTCATTAGTAATTTTACCACAATTGCAAGGGCTCTGTCTAAGTGTTCATCTTTCATAAACTCGTGCAGATCATTGAACTCTGTAATATCACTAATTAACTCAAGAGTATTCTTATCTTCAGCCATTCTTTATCCTCTTATCCCACTTATCTATAAATAAACCCATAGGATACCCAATTGCAAAACCAATCATCAACCCAAAAAGGAATGATAGCATTAGAATGGCACCTCTGCATTTTCAATGTCCCACTTTGCCGATGTAGTCCAGGACTTATCCATAACTGCAGGAGATTCCTTCTTAGACAATGACCATGTTGTTACTGCAATTGTTTCTGCATTAATGTCATATGACGTACGGCTGTTTCCTTCTTTATCTTGCCAGGTCTCTTCGTAAATCTTTCCTACAATAACAACTTCTTGCCCCTTTTTAAGAGTAGCAATACTCTGTTCCGCCAAACTCTTCCACGCCTTGACAGTCCACCAAGACGTGTCTTTGTCATCCCAGTTCCCTGTTGAATC